CCTTATTATGCAACATCATCTAATATTGCTGCGACTATACATTGAACATTTCCTCCTCCAACTGTTTGGTCTGGGTCTGCAGATATTGCATGTAAATCTCCAACTGTTGTATTTGGCATTTTTGCAAACCAAGAATGTCCAGAACTTATTTCAATAGCATTTGTTGAACCATGTGCTACAGTTGACCCATCTTGAACCAACATCACGCTTTCATCAGTTGAACTGCTCCCATCTGTTGTTCCTGTATTCTTTATAAATAAAAACTTTACTTTATCTGAAGTTGTTATATCAGCATTTGCTGAACCTGTTGCAATTCCTGCACTATTAGCTAAATATTTACCTGTAATCAAATCAACACTGCCTGTATTATGAGGAACATTAACAATACCATAGAACCATTTATCGTTTGCATCAGCAGGAGTATATGAGAATGTTAAATCTTTTAATGTTGCTTGAATCTCATCAGGTAATAATACCGCTTTAATTGTCATTGTTGCATCATCAGCCATTAAAAACTCCTTCCTATATTAAATTTAATACCTTTATTTTGCCCAAGATTAAGACCTAAATTTGCTTGCCAGTTATTTTCACTTCCAAATCTTGTGCCTATATTAACACGAGGATTTATATCTTGATGCCTATTAAAATACATCTTTTCTGTTAATTTATTAACAAGTTCATCAACTAAATTATGACGAACTCTAACATTCTCATTTTTACCAAATCTATAATTTCCTCTTAAAGCTGGTATTTCTTTTAAAGTATTTCTTAAAGATGATAAATTTTCAATAGAACCAACAGTAGAAGCTGCTTTTTCTTTTCCAGTTAATTGTAATAAGATTTGTAATTTTTCAAAATCGTTCATTAAAATCTCCAGTTAAGACCTGTTGATATATTATACTCTTCTCTTCCATAGTAACTTTGGTAAATACCCTCAATGAAAACCCCAATATGCTCACTTAGGTTAGTGCCTATTTGCAATCCAACGTCATATTGAACGTCATCTCCTTCATAAGCTTTATCTGTTAAACCAACAGAGTAAGGAAATGCGTTAACCCATATATGGGAGTAATATTTGTCACCCCCAAGTAAAACATCAAGACCAACTACTATGGAAGCTTCTGCTTGCCATTCTTTTTCTTTATTATCTTCATTGTATTGATGTACTACATGAGGATAATGATAATCGTAAAATTCTTCATCGCTTCCTGCTACATAATTACCTTCAGGGTCTTCCCAGTAATAATTAGTACCTTCATAATAATATATCCAATAACCTTCATATGTATATTCATCAACTTCAATCCATACATAATATCCATCTATTTCGCCATTCTCATTTAAATCATGGTCAGGAACTTTAAAATCAGTATACCCATAATCATATGCTAATTCAAACCAATAACCTTCATAATCCAATATTGCAGGATGTCCATATACTGGGTGTCCTTTTACAGATGCTCCAGTTGTAAAAATTACTTTTCCTAAATTAAGTCTATATCTTGCATCATAATCAGCAAACTCCAAATCTCTACTTTCTTTCTTTAAATATTTAAATTTTGTAACAAAATGATTATTTGACCATTTAATCCAATGTTCTTGGTCTAGGTATTCATAACCCTGGTTTCGTACAGAACTCGCTGAAAAAAGGTATTCTACGCCATTTACAGCGCCAATTATAGCTTTATCACTTAAAGATTTCTCATTTCCTTTATAAAATTTACTTCTTGATTGATAATCATATAATGCAATCTTTCTTATTCCAAAATTATATTTATAGTCATCTTCCGCATTAATATTACCATTTACATAGGGTGTGCTAATATTAGCAGACGCATAAGTAGTTGCATTAGTAAAAAAACCACCAAAGAGTAAACTGCAAGACGCAGCCACATAAACAAGATAGTTTTTAAATCGTCCATTCATTAGAACCTTCCTCCCCCTTTTTTCTCTACTTTGGAAAGTCTCTCTTCAAATCCTTCTAACTGTGTTTTTAATCCATCTAATTTTGTCTCAATACCTGATAAATCAACATCTGGAATATCAATCTTTTTATTCTTCAATTTGTTTAATTCACCTTTAATATAATCTAAATCTGTTGCTAGAGGAGTTAATTGAGATGATAATGTTTTAATCTCAGTAAATGTTTCTTTAAACTCATTTAATTGATAAGTAATAAGTTTTAAATCTCCATTAGATTCGATATTATCTACTTTATCTTTTAGATGTGTAAACTCCAATCTACTTGGGCTATTTGCTGATTTAAGCTCATCTATAGAACCCATAATACTGAAATATGTTGCACATGCAGAAACTAATATAGCTCCCATTGTTGCTATAAATTTTAAATCAAATGTAAATTTACTACCTTCGCCTATTTCAGTTGCCATCGTCTTTACTTCTCCTCCTTGATATTTTTGAACAGCCTTTATTGCTTGGTTGAGTTCTGTTCTTGTTATAAATCCTAAATCTAAGCAACATTTCCCAAATTTATTGCCAGATACTTCATGCTCAAGTTCAGCTTTCTCACGCTGCTTTTGAGTGATTTTATTAGATTTTAATAAATAATCACCAATATTCATTTTATACAGATGCTATAATTACTTCTAAATCACAAGAACCAGTATTAGCATCAGCTTGGATATTTGTTAAACTCCCAAAAGCAGTATCAGAAGCAGCATCTGCATCTTGAGTAGCGTTAAAAATAGCTGTCATACCATTAGCATTATCTCCATTTAAAACAAGAGTTTGTTCTGCATCAAGTTTAACAGCAAATTCATCATTATCTTGATTTCTGAATGTCAATGTTATAAAATTTGTACCATCTAAATTAGTAAATCTTATATACCTAACATCAGCTGCAGTATAATGCCCAGCTGAAGCAACAGCCGAACTAAATGTACCTATTACACATTCGGTAGTTGTAATAGTTAATATTCTTTTCGATATCTCACTAATACCCGAAAATGATTTTATAGTTGTTCCGCCAAACTGTTGGCCATTCAACGTAATGTCTTCTGTATGTGTGACTGTTAAGTTTGCCATCTTTCTCCTTATTTACCTTCTATCAACTTACCCCATAATGAGGTTTGTCCTTTAATTATTTCTACAACTTCTACTTTATAATTACCGCCTTTAAACCAGTCGATAATTGCAAAAGCATGATTCCAGTTAGTTAACCTTCCACTCAACCAATCTTCATCTGCTTCTATATCTTTCAAACATCCTAAACTCCAAGCACTTATAGTTCCACCTGCAGTTGTTTTAGTGAATCTTTGCAGGTCATGTGTATGCCCATACATAATACTTTCACCATACATATCCAAATGCTTAAAAGCATGATATTTAGGAACATATTTACCATGCGTAAAATTAAGTTTACCTTTCTTTAATAATTTCTTTCTATTATAAGGATGGTATTTATAACCTCTCTCTTTTAATCTTAACGCATTATAGGTTGTATATTCCTTTAAATATGGGTATCTGACTACAAATTTATCAAGCCATACTTCATGATTGCCTTGAACGAAGTGTCTTTCTTTACAGTTAACCTTATCTAATGATTTGTCTATAATGTCCATTCCTGCATTCACATCAGAAACATCTTTATCTAACAATGGAATCAAATCTTCCATTGGTTTTGCACTTCTTCCTTTCCAATAGTGAGAACTAAAATGTTCCCATTCTCCTGTATCACCTAAATCAATATAAGTATCAGGTTTTACAAGCTCTATTGCTTGACATACTACGCTTATTGCTTTTTCATCGTGTATAGGAAAGTGCTTATCTGGTGTTACTATTGCTCTTTCTATTACACCTTTGCTTTTTTTAGCCATTAATACCCCTATTTCAAAAAACTATTTTTTATTGTCTTTTTTTTCGTCAATCATTGATTGTAATAACTCAATTGCTCCTTGACATTTAACGAAAACCTCTTTAGCTTGTTCTTGTTGCTTTTTAAGATTTTCTAACTTCTCTTCCAAAGTCTTCATATTATCCCCTATTTATAATCTTGGTACAGATAAATTTCTTACTCCACTTTTCCTTAATGGATATTGTTTTACCATTTTATCATACATCTTATTAAAATATTGAGCTTTTTCTAAATCTCCTACATCTTCTAATAACCTTGACTTTATATAACAAACTACAGCAGGGTGTAAACCTGAATCAAGACCTGCTTCTGTTTTTAAATCTTCTGTTTGCGCATCAATTGTTCCATATTTTGATTTATAAGTAATTCTTATTCCATTTGAAACATCAGCATCTTGATATGTATCATATTTTTCTTTAGTTCTTTCTCCAGATGAAGATGTTGTATCTTGACATAAAATTGCTAATCTTTCATCATCATTATACCATGCAAAGTATGTATTTGGATATGTTCTTTTATTTGTTGCCATAATTCTCCTATGTTAATGAATCATCACCAGCATCAGTATCTGACCAAGTGCTAGCTGTATCATCTGTATCTCCTCTCAATATTTTATGAGGGTCTGCTAATTTTGGTATCATTACATATCTATCATTTGTATCTTTTATTTCAACTCTTTCTATTTCTATTACATCATCACTTAAAGTATACCATCTGTCATAACCTATTAAATTAGTTGTTTTTGATACAGTATTATTTCTTTTATGAGATGCAATATCATCCAATGCATCATTAATTAATTGAAACATATATTGTTCTGGTTGTCTCCCAAACATTTTTTCAATTTGTTCTATAATATTTTTTGCTGTCATTATTTTTGTCCTTGCTGATTGCCTTGTTTAATTAAACCAGACAATTGTAATCCTTGCCCATAATCCTGTTTTAATGTTGTTACAATTGGAACATATAGTTCATTATCTTCCTCTTCAATAAGTTGTCTTTCTATTATTTTTATTGCTGCGTACAAAACAACTAGATATTCTAATTCATCAGGAAAGTTAGCAATCACAGAAACATCACTACCAACAATAGAGGGATATGCTACGTGATACACAATTGCAGTTTGATTTGCGGTAGGAGCAGGAATTACATTTAATATTGAAGTATCACCTGAACTTAAAATCCAATACACAGGGTCAGTTTCACTTGCTTTATATAAACTATTTGAGTCATTTGATAATTCTCCATACATTGATGCCACTCTTCTACATGGAATCCTACTTCCACCAGAATCAGCAGAAAGTCTATTTACATATAAAATTTCTCCAACTCCGTCCATATCCATAGTTGTAGCAGAATTATTTAATGTAGTCTCTGTTGTACATTTTTCTTTTAATTCACGAGGCATCATATTTATAATTTCTTTAGCTCCATCAGTAAGGAATTGATTTATAGCAACATCATCGTCAAAAGCTCCTATTATATCTTGAATTTGAGTTTTAAATACAGCCATTATCTAGCATTCCTATCTGCAATATCTTTATCCATTGTTGTTTGGCTAAATTCCACTTTTGTTTGCCCACTCCATGTTGTTCTCATGTTTATATGGTCTGAAACCTTTCCTGTTATACCAAATATTTTCCCACATTTACATTCAGGTATTTTATTTGGAGCAACTTCTACACTTGAACCACAATCACAATAATAAGTTCTCATTACTTGGTTTTTCCACCTTTTTCATATTTATCCATAACATTATATCCAGTTTTACCACCACCTGCATATGTCTTTACACTTCTTGCTGCACCGTTACTCATAGGTACTTTTCCACCTTCTGCATAACCTAAAGATATATTTGAACGCATACCTGGCATATCTGATGCTTGTTCAGAATAATCAACTTGCTGTCCTGTCGCTTGTGCATATTTTTCTGCAGCTTTAATTCCTTCCGCATCATAATTAAAAGTTACTTTTTCATTTCCTTGTCCTACACTTGGCATATTTTACTCCTTTTTGCTTCGTTTTCTTGCGTCAAATACTGGTATTTTACCACCATCTGTATATGACAATTTACTATTTTTTTTGACAATTTCATAATCGTCAGGATTGTTGTTTAGAGCAAGCAATTTATCTTCATGCTTTTGCGCTGCTCCATTCTTATTTTTATTAATAATTATTTCCCCACCTTCAGCTTCAATTATTATACCACCTTTTTTATGTGAAGGACCTTTAAGCATTCCGCCTTTTTGTGCTTTTTTAGAATGACTCCAACCTTTTTTCTCTAAAGCTAAATGCTCTTCATAAGTATTAGCTTTCTTAGATTGGCCATCACCATACATCATATGAGGTTTATAATCTTTTTTCATTTTACCACCTTTTTCCATAATATCTAATGTTTTAGGGTAACCTTTATCACCAGGCTTTGCTGGTTTTTCACCTCGCTTACGCTTGGCATGTATATTTGCCCATAATCCTTTTTTAGCCATTATTTATAGTATGCTATAACAGAACCACTGTCAAGTTCGATTGAATCAAATTGTCCATAAATAGTAGTTCCTTCTGGTATTTTAAAAGTTGCTGGAACAGTACCTGATAAGTTTGTAGTGCATTCTGAAGTATCTACCACAGAAGCTTCTAAACCTGTAACAGCAATAAAAGGACCTGTTATTTCATCTGTACCATCTATTATAACTGCACCATTTTGTCCTAATGCTAAATTTTGAGCTTCTACTACTGTAAAATTATGTAAACCTTTTTTAAATGCCATTTTTTCCTCCTACCCTAAGCACTGGCTGTGCGTGAATGGGTTATTTAAATTTATATTGTCTTTAGTAGATTCGGGAGTCGCCCTTTATACGACAACTCCCATAGTTCTACAAAACTATTAATCCTTATTGCTTTGGATTATGATGTTTGAATACCATTGTTAATACTACTAAATGCAGTAAATACATACTCGTCTCCATAATACATTACTTCAACAACATCTCCTCTTTGAGCAGTTGTGTCAAGGATAATATTGGAAACTTGTGTTCCAGCAGTTGAATTAGCTGCATCGCCACCTGCATCTTTATTAACACCGCTTAATATAGCACTACCTGCTGCAATTGTAATATCATTTGTAGGAGTTTCTTCCCATACAATAAATTTACAATTCCAACCTACTTTATTTTCAGTAGCTGCAGGTAATGTTATAGAAAAAGCACCGCCAGAAGATTCGCACATAAACACTTTACCACTATCAGAAATAGCTAGTGTTTTTGCTGCAGATACAAGCTCTACATCTTTAACATCGT